TCTTTAAATGTTTTCATAATTATATTTTTAAGATTAATAAAATAATAAGTTGTTATTGGCTGTACTCAAGACCAATATTCATCACATCTTACCTATCAGGACATCCTGTGGCATTACCCAACTTTGCTACCTGCTTTTTATGCAGCACCCATATCCTATGGGTAGTGAGGAGACGCTCTGTGTGATTACAACTTATTAAGATTAAAAGGGTGATTCATCATATTTGTCACTTAACTGACTATCCCATTCTCTTCCTGCATAAGAAAAAATCTTATGATTCGGGAACACTTTAGATGCTGCTTCTACAGCAATATTATCTTCATACACACCATAGTCTCCGGACTTAGAGTATAGAATAACATTATTACCAATAACTTTAATCCAACCACCATAGATAGTATCCCAATTATATTCACGGAATATATTACTGATCATACTATGTGCATTACTTACAAACCTGTAAGGGTCAAAACAGAACCTATAAGATTTAGTTTCTCTATGCTGTTGTATAATGAATTTAGCACCATTATCAATAAGCAAATCAGTAAAGTCTAACTTTTGTTTGTAGACTTTAACTGCAGTATTGAACATCTTGTGTTCTAACTTAGCTATCTCATCACATTTCTGATAATACCAATTTTCATATTGTGTATTAGTTGCTTCATCAAAGTCTTCATCTTCATCAACAGTATCTTGTTGAGTAGATAATGCTTTGAGAGCTTCCATAACCTCAGTCATCTTTGCTTGATGCTGATACATGCTAGGATTAATAGTAGCTATGAATCTATCTGACTCAGCTGCTGTAATGTCATTGTTGTAAGCACCACCGGCAAATGACTTGAAGTCACTACAAGGAACAGTAAATTCTGGGAGTCTTTTAGTAACTAACCAGATGTATGTATCATTGTAAGAAGTTACAGTGTACATACCTTGTCTAGAGTTTAAATGGATTTTCATTTTGAGTATATTTTTGAGTTTATAATTTAGACTACCCTACAAGAGAGTAGTCTAAGTTTAAGTTTATAACATCTTTATAATCTAAGATTTTGATTTCACTGATTATTCTAAAAAAATCACCACCATTACTGTAGTAGGTGTGCTTGCCTATATTTTTAGATAAGTCTTTGCTTGTGGTATATACAAATGATACACCTCCTTTAGTTTTGCATAAATAATTATTCATGGTAGTTTATTTTAAGTTTATAATTTAATTATTAGTTGGGAACAGAGATAGTTCCGGAAGCCCTTACTGTATTACTCTCCATCTTATAGAAGAAGATATACTAAGTAAAGAAGATATACTGTATAGTAATAGTATAAGTATAGGTTATGTATGTTATATAGTGATTATCTTGTAAATGCCTACTCTAGCTATATAAAATGTATGGTGTGAGATAGTTAGAGTAATCTAGGTTAACAAGGATAGGTAAAGATAGGCAAGGAGTAGAACACCTTCCCACAACTTCAGACACACTTTAACACAGTTTTTAATTACCTAACCATTAGTAAGTTAGAGTTACTTAATCTGTCACAGCTTCATTAGTTATATATTGTTGATAACTATTGTTAATAACTCTAACTACTTGATTAATAGAGTTAATAACTAAATCAAGTGCTACCTTATCACGGGGTAGAGACAATTCTAATTAACAATATAGCCAAATAGTGCAGATATTGTTAATAACTACTCCATGTAGTCTAGAGTTAACATGATTAACAATAAAAAATAATTACTATTACAGTGAAAGCAATTGGAATGCTTAGTGACAATTGCACATTCAATAGAGGGTTGGGAAAGAATAGGGCCGTTAAGCAAAAAAGAAACTACCCTTTCGGGTAGTCTTTGTTGTTAGATGTTGTCAAGGTCTGCTTCCTCTGCAATATCTTCTACTGTTGCAATAGATACTCTACGTTTACTAAACATTGTACCTGTGATTTGCTCAACTACTGCTTGGTTGAACTGTTCAGTTGCACCAAATGCAGTTGATAATGCTTGTGCACGTCTCATCTCACTGTTGTCCAATGAATACTTTCCACCTCTTGAACGGTACACTTCCACACCTCCTGACTTATTATAGTCAAGTGTTGGATATGCTGTGAAGAACAAAGGTGCTCCTGTCACTTCATCCGTTACTGCTTGAGGGTTATCAGTAATATACTGATCTAACTCTTCTTGTGATCCTTTCATAGTGAATACAAAGATCTCACGACCCGCTTTAGGGTAACTACTTTTAAATACTGCTTTCATAACTTTTTGTTTTTGGTTAGTTAATAATTGTTATCCAATTAAGTTAAGGGTTGGGAAGAAAGTAGGGATCTGTGCAAAGAGGTTGGGATAGCAAGCCAAAGAAACTTTTTCTCCGCCAGGAAAAAAGTTTGTTGGCGCAGGTATACAGCAGCCAGCAGGGCAAAGGCATAGGGGGTACCCCGAAGCTTTAGCGGAGGGGGGAGGCTTGCAGTGGGGGGTCCACTCAAGTCATTCCATACACAAGCCCCAAATACCGTAAGCAAAAAATTAATAAAATTTTTTTACCATATTACCATTTGGTAACTTACCTTGTGGTAACATGATTAGCAGATAGACCCGGGGCACATAAATAAAAATTACCTGTTCTTACCGTAGAATAAAAAAGATTGTATATATTTGTTCTAACATTGAAAGGCTGTTTCCGCTTCCTTATATGTTTAAGCCCTGGTGTAAAATCCCAGGGCTTTTTTACAGAACTGCTTTTTTAGCTCAGTTGGTTAGAGCACTAGACTGTTAATCTGGGGGTCCTAGGTTCGAGCCCTAGAAAAAGCGCAACTCTCTCCTGTAGATAGGATCTGCAGGTTCAGTGCCAGGTAAGCATACCATAAGAACTGCTCACTAGATCTGGCCTTCTCTGCGCAGGAAAGTGAATGTGCACTAAGTCTGGTTGACGAACCCCACTTAGTCAGTCATATAACTGTTAGCAACACCCAGGAAAGTTTCTCTGATCAAGAATTACTTCCTGGGTTTTTTATTAGGAAAAGTTTTTTATATTTGTGGAACCAACAAACAAGATTAACAATGGCAAAAAAGAAAGCGGAAGAACCTATTAGAGTTTTAGAAATTCTATCTTATGACAAAGGGAGCTATGAGATAAGAATGGCTCAATTTCAGAAAGAAGCAATACCAGTTTTAGTAGGATTACTAGAGAAAGCAAAATTTGATTTGCTTGCTAGAGACTTTGATGAAGATGGTGAAGCAGCTGAAATATCACCTATGATTAGTATGAATAATAAATATGAAGCATAATGGCTGAAAGATATATGAGCAGACCTACATATGTTGATGTATTAAAGTATGTAGCTGATGATAGAGATTCTGTGTTTGGATTTGCAAATGGTAAAGCTGAGTTTATCATACCGGTAAACACAAAGCAGTTGACATTATATGTGCATACTGATTTGGGCCCTAAAAAATGTAAGCCTGATGATTATATTGTAAAGGATGATGAAGGTGTCTTTAGTGTATTAACAGAAGAGCAATTAGAAAATAGTTTCTTAAAAGTTAAAAGCCATGCCGGAGAGAAGTGATTTGGCAACATGCTGTTTAATTCCTGAGCACAGAAGAACATACTTGTGGATAACTGCAGAAGCACGTAAGTTTTCATTAGGTATCCTACAAAAAATGGCCAAGAATAAAAATTGTGAGCTTCATCCGGGAAGCTATGAAGAATATAAACCAGGAATATTTAGAGCAATAGCTGTTCCTAAAACAAATAAGTAATGGGTAAAACAAGTAACAAGAGTAAGATTGAAGCTTTGAAAGGATGGTTGCAAAGCTTAGCATTAACAATTAAAAAATATAAGTAATGAGTGAAAAAACAGTTATAAACATTCCTGTTGAGGATGTTAAACTAAATGAAGCTAAGGTACTTTCATTTGGTGAGAAGTTAGTGGGTATTGAGTTCAATCCTTCTAATGATGATAAGGTAGCTAAAGTAAAAGAGTTATTTGCTGAGGCAGCTAACATTCTTAAAGATAACTACACAACCACTGATGGCAGCGCTTTAAAGAGCTTGCTATTTGATCATGCAATTGGAGAATTAGTAAGTGCACAAATGGCAGTAGTAAAAGTAATCACGTTTAAATAAAAAGAAAAATGGAACTATTCGGAAAAAGAATTTTGATTAACATCCCGGTGATTGAGAAACCGGTGATTGAATTAAGCCCAGCTCAAGAAGCAGAGCGCGAGAAAGAAGCTGTTAAAAAATGGACAGAGCTTGAGATCTTTGCAATTGGTGATGAGGTAGAAAAAGTAAAAGTGGGTGACAAAGTATATGTACAAGCTTTTGGATTAGAGTCTGCTGAGAAGATCATAGTAGGTACAGAGATGAAACTATTAGTAAAAGAGTTTGACATAGCATTTAAGTACTAAGATGGGAACAATGGATTATGATACTTACATTAGTAAGCAACGTAATGAGATCTTGAAGGAAAGAGCTGCAGAAGCAATTATGGGTGAGAACAGTCTGCATATAGCAACTAACCCACAACCTGCTCCTACCGCACAACTCTTTTGTGAAAAGATGGAAGCTATTAGACCAGCACATTATGGTGGAGCTGATAATCCTTACGAAGTATTTGCAGTACTAGAAGCGTGGAAGTTAGATAAAGACTTCTATCTTGGTAATGTGATTAAGTACGTTGCAAGAGCTGGTAAAAAAAATCCTGCTAAAGAAAAGGAGGATTTACAAAAAGCTTTAGTATATTTGCGGAGAAGAATTGATAGTTTATGAAAACAGCATTTTACATAATGGGTATTATAGTCCTGATTGTGTTATTCCAATTACAAGACAAGTTGAGAAAACCTGTGTATAGTAGAATGCATAATGTATGGAATGAAGATAAGGATAGTGTCCTTATTGCTAATGCTATTATAGTAACAATGATGATTATAGCATTTATTTTGGGTTTGCATATCTAGTTTTTTTGACCAGAATAAATTAGTCCTTAGTTTAAAAAGCTAAGGACTTTTTTTTGTGGTTATTTTTTTGTATATTATTAATAGTATTTATAATACTGTTTAATCAATAATATAAATTAAATATAGATATGAGTTTTCAAGGACAAATAAATTTTGGGTATCCGATAACATCCCAAAATATAATAACAGATATTCCAGATAATGCTGTGTTACCTTTATCAATAGGTACCAGTTTACAAGGTAATATATTAGGTGTAACTTTTGAGACATTAAAATCTCAAATTGTAACAGAAACATCTTGGGGTAGTATTACAGGTGATATAAACTTACAAACAGATTTGATTAGTTTGTTTGGTACTAAACAAAATACTTTAGTTTCAGGAAACAATATTAAAACTGTTAATGGTAACTCATTATTGGGTAGTGGTGGTATAAGCTTAACAAAAAATGATATTAATCTTTCAAATGTAGACAATACAAGTGATGTTAATAAGCCTGTATCAACAGCTACACAAACTGTATTAAACAGTAAAGAAAATTTATCAAATAAATCTACTGATGTAAACTTAGGAACATCTAATACTCTTTACCCATCTCAAAATGCTGTTAAAGTTTATACTGATAGTATATTGGGTAATGCAAACGCCTTAGTATATAAAGGTGTTATTGACTGTTCTACAAATCCAAACTATCCAGCAGCTAATGCTGGTGAAATGTATATAGTAAATGCAGCAGGTAAAATAGGTGGTGTGAGTGGAGAAGTTGTTGAAGTAGGGGATATGCTGATTTGTAACAATGATGCAACACCATCTGGTACTCAAGCTTCTGTAGGAGTTTATTGGAACATAATTCAAAAAAATATTAATGGTGCAGTTTCAGGACCAGCATCATCTGTAAATAATAATGTTGCATTTTTTGATGGTATTACAGGAAAGATAATTAAAGATTCTGGATTAGCTTTATCAGGTAATAATACAGGAGATGAGACACAAGCTACTATTAAAACTAAACTAGGGGCTGCTACTACTTTAGTAGATGGTTACTTAACTACTTCAGACTATAACACGTTTAACAATAAACAAGATAAAAATATTGCTTTTAATAGACAAGTAGCAAGTTACATAGGTGCAGCAAGTGACAATGGAAAAATGGTTGAGATGAATGTTGCTACAGCAAATACATTCACTATTAACTCAGGTATTTATGCAGCGGGTAATCAGATACTGGTTAGCCAATATGGTGCAGGTCAAACAACTATTACAGCAGGTGCAGGTATGACTTCTAGAAGTAATGGCGGAAAATTAAAAACTTCAGGGCAGTATGCTGTAGCAACTATAATTTTTATATCTAGCACAGAATTTTATGTAGCTGGTGATTTAATAGTATAAGATATGATATTAAGTAATTTAGGAATTATAAAAGGTTCCGTTGCAGTATTAAGTAACGGACTTGTAGCTGTATATAAAGCAGATGGTACTAATAATCCAACTGTAAAAAATTCATGGAACGGAAATGGAGATGCTATAGATAGTAAGTCTGGTGCAAACGGAACTATTGCAGCTCCGTCTGGAACATCATGGGTACCAAGTACTATGACATATGGTAGTGGTAAAGTAGGATCTGGAGCATTTACATTTAACGGAAGTAATTTTATATCTCTGCCTGCAAATACACTTACTTTTACAAAAGATTTTTCAATGAGTATGTGGGTTTACATACCTTCTTCTGTTAGTTCTGATATTTTTTTACTTAACGCATTTGATAATAGTTTAGGATACACTACTGTAAGAGGATGGAGATTGTTTTATTCTTATGTTACTAACCAAATAGAGTTTAGACTTGGAGAAACATATAGTACTAACCCTAATAGTACAGTAGCTCCTATGACATTGAAGGATCAATGGGTTCATATTGCAGCAACTAGAAAATTATCAGCTCAATCAACAATATATATAAATGGTAGCCGAGCTGCACAAACAACTAATTCTGTAAATCCAATTTATGTTATAAATCATTTAGCTTATATTGGTGCATCATACTATTCATTTTCACAACCGTTTTATACAAGTTTAGCATCAAATGGTGTTAAGATTGATTCTATACAAACTTGGGATAATGTTGAATTAGACCAATCAGCAATAACAGAATTATATAATAATGGGAATGGTCAGGAATATATATTTACATCATCAAATGTAATGATTCCTTCACCTATTGATTCATTAGGTAATTATAACGGTACTGCTCAAGGTGACTTAGCTTATAATACAAGTAGAAGTGGTTACACTTTTAACCTTAATGGAACAAATGCCTATGTTCAATTACCTAATAATACATTTAATTTTACTAATGATTTTTCATTTTCATTATGGGTTAATTTTAATGGTAGTAATGGTGTATTAGTTGGAAGTACAGGTTTTGGTAATAATACTAGTCCGCAAGAAGGAACAACAGGTTGGAATTTAATATATTCTTCTGGATATTTAACTTTTAATATATTTAATGATAATACCAACTCTGGTTTACAAACAAACTTACTTCCTTTAAATACTTGGAGTCATATTGTTATAACATCAAAATCAGGTTCTAATAAAATATATATAAATGGTGTGTCTATTATAAGTAACACATCAACGATGAGACCAAACTACAGAAAAACTGTATCAACTAGACTTGGAGTTTCATCAACGTCTTTATCTTCTTATTTTTTAGGTAAAATGGATGAAGTATATGCATGGGATAGAGAGATAACAGCAGACGAAGTAATTGCATTATATTCAGGAACAAATAAATATTATCCTTTTACAAATGCTTTTGACTATGATGCACAAAGTTTTATTACAAATGCATCTATCACAGATACTGTTCAACAAAATGCTATAAA